TAACGCATGGATTCCACCACTTCTCCCTGAGCATACCTCTCTCCGTGGGAAATATCAACAAAAGAGTTTGAAGTGTTGTGAAGTGGAATCATGAGTTCTTCCGTGTAATCGTAGTCAATTATACCTTCGGAATTGATGAGTGTCAACCCAAACTTCAAAGAAGTTCCCGATCTAGGATGAATACGAACAGAATACCCAAAAGGAATATCAATTATGAGTCCTGTGGGTATGAGAGCTCTGTAGCCTGCGGGAAAGTAAAACTTTCCATCATTCACAGGCAACTCTACTTTTTCGTTTTGTGTCGTGTATGCTGTGACAGTTTCTTTGTGAAAGAAACAGCGAATGTCAAAGCAAGCTGATTCAGTTGTCCCAAAACTTGGAAGTTGAACATTTTCATTCATTCTATAAATCTTCAATTCAGGCATATCATCTCCTATATTTCTTCTATCACCTCGACCGTCCCATCGACGATCCATTCTATCAGATCTTTTGACGTAGAGGAATCAATTCCTTTCCAATATTCTTTTGCCCAATAAGAAATCTGCTCTTCCGTGTAGTTGCCTTTTGTGAAATCAACAACCAACTCGGTATAGTTTTCTAAGTTTGCCTTGAATACCACGCCATCAACTTTGACTTTGTATATGTTGGCTCTTCCACCAAAGGAGGATCCCATCAAGACGTTGTTTGGATCCTCTGCTACAAAGATGTTTCCTATTCGGGAAGGTAATCCTCTTGGTTTTAATTTTTCAAGTAGATTTTCTGCTTTTCCGTGGTTTCCCGTGTTGATTCCTTTAAACGAGGGAACTTTGAACCCCACAGGCGCCGAACGTGAAGAGCCCCAATATGCTAGTTGGTTGCTAACACGAATGGTTCGTGGACCTGTTGATATAGGAATCTTGACATTGAGAGTTGGTCCTATGTTTTTCGGTTCTGTTCTTGCGAGAAAATCAGCGAACTTGTCAACTCTCCTTGCCATTCATTCTTCCTTTGGGGTAAACTTTCTACCGATATTGTATTTTGGAACCAATTCCCAATCTTTCTTTTCAGCATAAGGCAGAATCTTCATGTATGAAAGAGGAACCGTTGGTTCTTCTGTCAATTCTGGAGTTAGGATTTTTATCAATCCCCACTCTTCAAGAAGATTTGATATGGTGTTTCTTCTAGCCAAATCCTGTTCAGATAGTTTATCAGCTAATCCGTCCAAGGCAAATAATTCTTTGAAATGAACGATGTAATACTTGCCTCTTTTATGAAGGATGTGACAACTCTGATAGAGTTTATTTTCTTTCTTTGATGAGATTCCAATACGAGTCAATGTTTCTTTTACTTTGAGGAAGTTCTCGGAATCCGTGAGTTCTACTTCCACGAAACTTTTAATAAGTTCATCCACATTCATGGTATACTCCTGTTGTGACATAACATGACAAAAAATCATGCTTTACAACATTTATTTATAATAAATGCGGATTTAGGTGTTTTCTAGAACTTCTGGATATTCCTTCATCATCTGCCGAATTTTTGTATCAGGAAGAACCTTGGAGATTTCTTCCGCTTTGGTCTTGCTACATTCATAGAACTTGGAGAGAAAAAGAATATCTTCGCTATCTTCAACCTTCTTCATCCACTTGGAAAATCTCTTTCCCTTCTTGATGGAGTGAAAAAGATAATCATACTGCAACCTCTTGTCTAGAAAGTGATTGCAGTTCATCTCGTTTGCATAGAGTATGGAATCGGGAAAGAAAGACAAACTACGATTTGCGAGAAATGGTTCGTAGTGTTTTTCGTCTTCTGGATTATCTTCTATAAGATTCGTGTTCTTGAAGTTGATTGACTTCACAAAATCAAATGGGTTCATTACAAAGTTTCCGAATTTATTTGAGAATTGGCACTCTTCACTGAAATGATAAAACGAACTGGTATGTATATCCACTCTTTTTCGTCCGCATCAAAAAAGGAACGAAGAAGGAAGGAATCAAATTGACTGTTGCCTGTGTATCGGTCAATGAGTGGTGCAGAAACATAATCTTCAGTAACGCGAACAGGCTCGAAGCAAATATTTGCATTCTTGGTGTGTCCATCCACATCTTCATAATCAACACTCAATGTCTCTGGACGAATTTTCCTAAGTATATCCTCCAACCAAGTGCAAAACATATTGTCTGAAGCTCCAAGCATGTCTTGAAGAGGATTGAAAGGATTGTTTCCTTCGGGGTCGGAGAGAACTTGTTTCATCGTGGAAGCAAAGTAATCCGCTCTTTCCAAAAGAAACATCTCTCTCACTTCATCACATCTCTGCATGTATTCGTCATACTTATACTTCTTCTTCAAATCCTCAAGAATGTTGAGAACCTTCATCATCTCTTCGTCGGACAAGGAATTTTTTGCCTTGAGGATTGAAATGACTGGATTCACCAATCCCTTGTTCTCATTCATGGAATTCCAAAAGTCAATCTTTCTTCTTGCCAGTCTTCTCTTGAAAGATTTGGCAAATTCACCCATTGAATACTCTTCATGGAGAGCATCTATTTTCTTGGTGAGATCGTTGATACTTTTGACGCTTTTTTCTAACATGTCATAATATATTTAGGATTATTTGAATTCACATTCAGCCATAATTTCAATACAACATGCCATCAAATTGATCTCCGAATCCGCACAAAAAGCAGAGCGATACTGATAATTTGCGATGCAAAGAATCGCAGCTGGAATACTTGATGGGGTCAACACTCCATAGAGATGTTCATACAATCTGCGAAAAATGACCGAGGTATCCTTGTCGGAATTTTCAGCAATCCACTTTCGCACCACACCAAAATTCTTATTCTTCATTCCATCCACCAATGGTTTGATGTTCTCATCGCCAAAGGAGTTTGCTAGAATTCCTTCGTCGATAACACCAGACACGGAATACTTCTGACACTCATTGATGACTCTTCGGAAATCGGGGAAGAACTTCTTGACAAGTTCCGCGAGAACCTTTGAGGATGTCTTGATACTTTCCTTCTTGAGAATGAACTTCATTCTTTCAAAGAAGAGTTTAGCAATCTCCACCTTTTCACTCTTCGGAATGGAGAAGTCATAGACACCACAACGAGAGTGAATTGGTTTGATGATTTTGTTCAGATGATTGCAAGTGAAGATGAATCTACAATTACTTGAAAACTCTTCAATTGCACCACGAAGTGCCGGTTGAAGACTCGCAGGATTCATGTAATCAGCTTCGTCCAGTATTACAACTTTTGGTTTGTCGTTCAACGAGACGGTGCTTGCATAGTTGCGAATCTTCGTTCTCAACGTATCAATGCCACTGTCTTCGGATGCATTGACGAAGAGATAATCCAAACCGATTTGATCGCAGATGGCTCTTGCGACCGTGGTCTTGCCGCAACCTGCACCACCATGAAAAATCATGTTTTGAATATCTCCCTTTGCCAAACTTTCCTCCAGCTGTTTCTTCAAGTTGGAGGAAAGAATGCAATCATTCAGATTTTTCGGACGATACTTTTCAACCCATAACGAATCTCTCATTCATTCACCTTCCTACATTTTCTACAAGGGATTGCAGAACATCAACCTTTTCAACAGAGTTGATTCTGAACGACTTCCAGTGTAACTCATCCAAGTCCCACACTGCAAGCACATTATCACTGACATAGTGCCTCTTTGTGTTGTTGGACTTCTCTTTTCGTTCACTCCCACCTGGAACATAATTTGGGTGGAGAGTGCAACGAAGAATTCTAGAACTTCCATCAACTTTGGTGAAGCGAACATTGCAAATTCCTTCACGAAGAGATTTTAGAATTTCCTTCTTACTAATCATCATTCACCATCCTTAATGTAACTATCTGAAACCAGAGTGATCCAATACTTGATGTCTCTTGTTGCTCCACTGAACTCACTCACGTTCTTCTTGGAAACTCTGACTGTGTAATCATCGGGAAGCAACTTGATGTTTTCAGTCTTGAAAACAAGGAAGAATTCCTTTCCTGTTTCATTCGGTCCCAGAGTGATGGAGTAATCGTTACTTGAACTCGCGTTGGAGGAATCAAAGACACGAAGAACGATTTCTCCATCCTCTGATTGAACTGAAATGTTTGGAAGTTGAAGTGTGGATGCAGCCTTCATGAGATCGTTGTAGTGTTCGGCCTTGAAGTCAAACTCCACACCGACGTTTGGCATCTTCACATCCTTGTCTGCCTTGACAAGAAGAGACGGATCGGAATAGCGATAAGTGATTTTTGCTTTCTTGGAGCGAGATGAAATCACAACCATCTTCTCTTGAAAATCAAAATCTGGATCCTTGAAGAGAGAAACCGTTGACAGGAATTGACTCAAATCATAGATTCCAAATTCAACTGGAAAGTCTTCTTCCACGACTGCTTCTGCCATCACGTTCATGGTCGGAGCGAGGGAACGAATCGTGTTTCCAGGCTTCACATAAAGATTTGAGCAGATGGACGAATAGTTTTTCAGGATGTTTAGAGTTTCAGACGAAATTTGCATTATGTTCCTCCATAGTAAAAAAAAGCCACTCCGGGGACTCGAACCCCGAACTTACGGTTTACAAAACCGTTACTCTACCAATTGAGTTAGAGTGGCGGAATTCATGTCAGAAGTATACACTGGTTTGAGAGAAAATCAAGTGAAAAATTCCACACCTTTCAATCTGTTTCTTCTTTCTTTTCCGAGTTCATTATAATTCTCTTATGTCTATCATATGCTTTCTTTAGTGCTTCATTTGGTGGATCACTTTCTTCTCCATTTATAATCTTGAGAAGCCATTCGTCATTGTCATTGACGATTATTGGTTTATTTTCTTCCATGTTATTCTTCCTAGGACATGATGCATTCAAATAAAGTGGAGGGGATTTCTCCCCTCCCCTTCTTGTTTCCCATTTTTCCGAGAGGCGGAAACGGTTCTCCTCTTGCCTGAAGTTTGTCAGGCTGCAACTGCGTATGATTTGGCAGTCTTTTTTGCAACGCTTTTACCGAGCATCGTTGCCAACCTCGGATATCTCCGACATACCCGCTTCCCCAATCGAAACTGTTTCAGGCCCGTGATTTTTTCGAATGGACCTGACGGTTTCGCAACCGTGTCTTGTAGAATTAAGGTAAGCCATCAACGACATCATTTACTTGATTGGAATCTTCTTACTCTTCTTGCTCTCTGGAACTTCCATTCGCAAGTTGATCGTGAGAATTCCATTTTCCATTTCTGCACCATCCACCACGACATGCTCTGCGAGAGTCCATGTGCGGGAGAAGGAGCGTTCAGCGATTCCACGATGAAGATACTTCACTCCATCGGGATCCTTCTTTTCCTTTTCCACACTTTGGACAATGAGGAATTCGTTGTCATTCTGAATTTCAATATCGTCCTTACTGAATCCAGCAAGAGCAATCTGAATAGAATACTTGTCTTCCCCGTTCTCTAGAATGTTGTATGGTGGATACTTTCCAGCAGCGGAAGTCGAGAACTCAATCGCGTCCCTCCACTTGTCCAAGATTCGGTCAAACCCAATCGTGGATGACTTTGGTGGAAAATCCCAAAGCCCATTTTTCGTGTTCAACTTGAAAATGTCTTCAGTCATATTTTGCCTCCTTTTAAAGCAAGACTCTTTTTTGGATCCCCGAAGGCGATCCGTTCATGTGTTATTTATACCAGAAAATCGTCGGATGTCAAGAGAAATACATCTAATCTTTAGCTATCACGAATGGAGAAGAAAGTTCTGTTCTGGAAGCAGTATAAGCAAATATTGCTCTTACAACATTATGTTGTTTTTCTTTTGGATTTTTGAAATATTTATCAATTTCTTATCTAAGCGGGTTCATTACAGTGAGTCCACTTATAGCTCCCATATCATCATTAAACTTATTTTTTTGTTTTTTATCTCCAGATTTATATTTTTTACTTCCTCCGCCATTAATGATATACCTGTTGGCATCTTTTGCGAATTTTGCATAGTTTCCATCCCAAACTGAACGTAATTTTGTACCAAAAACTGGATCTACGGTTTCAATTATTTTTGTAAATAAAGGTATTCCCACAACCTGTCCCCCAAGAGCTGAAGATCCCCTATATGATAATATTACCTTTACACCCTTAGAAGGTTTTCCCCCGCTAGCTGGAGTATGTCTTATTTGTATTCTACCATTCTTTTTGTCGGATTTTAAGGTTATATAAATATCTCTTCCACCAGAGTAAGAATTCATTTTAAATTTACCGTTCTTGAATTCATAACTACCCTTCATTTCTTCCCATTTTTGGATTCCTGTGCATTCTGTTTTTGCCAAAAGAGTTTCTTCTGACTTCCTATCAAAATTTACTTTGTGTATACTCACATTTCCCGAAACTTTTTTGAGTGAAAGAGGAAGGAGATCTCCAGATTCTATCAATTCGCCGATTGTTTCATTTAAGATAGCAAATGTTAAATTATTTTTTTTTGTCTGTTCATGATTCTTTAATCTAAGCAATCTACTTTTTGCTTTCTGAGAAGCAAAATATATATCTGCCGGACTCCATTTATTCAAATCCCCAAAATATTTGGTTCCATCCATTTTTGCGGATTGAATATTTGCTGACTTAAAAAGTTCACTTATAGTTTTCATGACATCATCATCCCCATGAGCATAAAACAAATTTTGCCATCCTGGTGATTTTACTTTCCCAAATTTTCCAGAGATATCATCAACTTGAGTGAGTATTTCTTCAGCAATCTGCATGGAAGAAAGGAACCAATCTTTATTCTTCTTGATATATGATATGATAGTTCTTTTTGGTTTCGACGTATCCACACGACCAGACGAAAAAGCTTCATCAATAATTTTTTTATATTCTTCAAAAAATCCGTCTACGTCTTTAGATTCGTAATAACGATTAAAAGAAGATCTAGTTTTTTTTAATCCTAAATAATCAGCTATATAACAAAAAAGTGCTTGAGCACCCTCTGCCTCGTCGGTATTTACCATCACCATATGTTATCCCCTTTACATCCTAGTGAAGTCAAAGATGACTCCAGCTTTGCTTTTCCCGACAGACAAGTCTTTGTATGTTATTATCATTTTAGTGCTTTTGAATTCTGATCTTGCCCACTGCTCAAACTTCTTTGCTTCTTGTGCATCGGTGTAATAAGCAATCATCTTTGCCCATCCCAATACGTTCACTCTATGAAGAGATTTGTTGAATCCTGAAGTTCTTATTATCTTTTCAAATCTAGATTTCAAATTCTGAAGATTTTCATTATCAACAGCTGCTTTACGAAAAGCATCCATGTCTTTGGAATCGACCTTCTGTTCATTCAAAACTTTTCTTATTTTATTGAACATCTTGATTCCTAGTCCTTCCATTTCTTGGTATCAATTGACACTATCTTCTTTTCTGTCTTGCAAACAGGATTGTTCAAACTGTCAAGTATTTCCATTGCTTTCTTCTTTGCTTCTTCGTCATCTTCTTCATCATATATCGGGATCATGTAATCCCTTGTCTCACGAATGCATACTATCTTGTCCGTATGTTTCATGTTCTATCCTATGCGTTCACAAAAAGAACATCCCCCTGATCGTGAAGAAAACTCGTCACCACTTTCACGAATTTATCATTGTGTTCAAATTTTTCTTTCAGTAACAAGTCCGTTTGTTTTTCACTCATCGGTCCATGACTAATCACATTCGTTTCGGAGTTCATAATATAATAGTATTTATCCGAAGATGAATTTTGTTCTTGCATGAATTTTTTTCCGTTTTTTGCAGTTACTTGATGTGTTCAGCGCAAGTATCTTTGTCGAGTCTTTCTTTCAACCATTGCGAGAACCCAACGAACTCTCTTTCCTCTCTACGAGGTTCCTTTTTGGTTTTCACCCAATAGTCCCAAGATTTGGAACTCTTGATGAAAATACTGGACATCTTCCCATGAAGTTCTATTCTACTGATCGCGGGAACAGTCCCTTCATGTTCCGGCCAACGAACTGTCGCGTAAATCAACAACGACCCTTCATGTAGAATGTCAAGACTTTTGGAAGACTTGTTTTCCAAAGAGATGGTTTCGTTTCTCGCATACTTGGAAAAACGAATCCACCCTCTATCAAACAACTCCTGCGCTAGTTCCTTGTTGGTATCCAAGGTTCCTTTACGCAATGAAACAAGTTTCACTTTCATCCTCTCGTCTTTTCCAAAGAAGTCCTCTATGAATTCTTTGGTCAATCCATATTCCTCGGGGTTGTTTACGACATGCTCTTCATGATAGGGCCTACCTCTATCACCTCCCGGCCAAAAAACAAAAATCTTCTTGTCGGGGTGAATCCATCCCTTGTGGTCTGCTCGCAAGAGTCCAGTCGGGTAAGATCCCTCCGACAGAATTTGTTTTGTGTTTTCTGTCATGTGTTCAGAAAATAGTTTCATAGAACTATTTATGAAAGCTACTACTCTTGAAGAAGACTCTTCCCCTTCTGAGAACTGGTTTCATTCATCCTAAGCTGTGTTTCAGCGTCTTTCCATCCCTTCATATATTCATGCCAGTAGGGATTGTGAATTTCACTTTCATTGATGGGTGGTTTTGGAATACCAGAAGTTCTATCGCGAAATCCCTTGTCATATGCTCCTGTAATCATTTCACATCTCCTTCTAGAAAAAATAACCCCACCCGAGGCACGAAGCTGGTCAGGTGGGGAGAACACGGGAATCCCTAAAGTATATATATCACCTTTCCGAAGCGAAGGGACACTTCGCGGTGGAAAGAATGAACATTGAGGGAACCCAAAGTCCGATGAAAGTTCCTAGAGAAGTGTTTCCCTGAGAGTAGAAGTAGATTGAAACTCCAATGGAAGCAAATCCTAGAACATAAAGAGCCTTAGAAAGCATTTTAAACATATCATTCTCCTTGAAAAAGTTTATTGCGAGTATAAGTATAACTCAATTTTTTACAATGTCAAGCTATAATTGGAATTATAAATAGAAGTGGTAATCGGTTTGTTACCAGCAAACCGAAACCCGGCACGGAGATACCGAGCTGTCCCACATGAATATGTATACGGAGAAAACAAATGTGTAATAAAGAACAAAGAAAAAGAATACTTGAGAGAGACGGACACAAGTGCGTTTGGTGTGGTGTTGGAACCACATACAACGGAAAACCTCTCACCCTACAGGTAGACCACATTGACGGGAATCGGAAGAACAATTCCGACGAAAACCTAAGAACAATGTGTCCGAATTGTCACTCGCAAACAGAAACATATACTTTCAACAAGACCAAGAGTGATTGGGACAATAAACTTAAGAAGCATTTAGAGGGGATGACCAGTAAACAAGTTCAGGATTTTTTCTTGAATCATACTTATGAAGAAATAGTTGATTTGACTGGAACTAGTCATAGGTCTCTGAGGAAGTATGTCAAAGAAAATGGAATTGTCCCGAGACACAAAGTTTTTGTAAATGGAAAAATTCTTTACATTGAAAAAGAAGAATTGAAACAACTAATGAAGAAAAAATCTTTCGTTGAAATAGGAAAGATGTATGGTGTTTCTGAAGCTTGCGTCAGAGGATTGGCGAAAAAATATGGTATCTATACGCCTAAAAAATACAAAACTTTCAATGTCAATAGAGTCATGTCTAATGAAACACGACTCAAAATATCCAAAACACATTCACTGAGATGGGAATAGCCTCGAGCAGAATTGAACTGCCGTTACATGAGTGAAAGTCATGTGTCCTAACCACTAGACGACGAGGCCATTATATTATACGGGACTCTGGATTCACTTTATTACCAGAACCTTTCAGGGCAACTGTAAGTCGATTTCCCTACTCGGTCAACTCCGCACACCCCGCTACAGGGTCGTTCCTCAAACACTTGTTCGTCGGAACAGGCCGCAAAGCCATTCGGAATCAGCACTATGTTCAGTTACGGAACATTGTTATGCGAGTCCCCATGAGAACTGATCAGGTTCTCATGTTTTTATTTAGATGTCAAAAGCGGGTAGCCGGAATCGAACCGGCGTCTCCAGCTTGGAAGGCTGGGGCAACAACCATTATACCATACCCGCGTTTTCTCACTTATCCACACAGTATATATTTGTTTCTTCTCTTGTCAAGCACTTCTCTCAAACATTTTTTTTCCATCAAAGGAAGGTGCGAGATTCGAACTCGCGGAAGACCAAAGGCCTTCTTCGGTTTTCAAGACCGACCCCTTAAACCACTCAGGCAACCTTCCATTCATATACATTCTTTCTTTGAAGAAAACCTAACGTCATTGACTGAAGTGTTATTGTAAATCTTCGTGCAAATGTGATTCTTCATCAGTTCAATGTCATCAAACTCTAACAGACCTCCATCATCATACAAGCGATAATGTCCAATTTTCTGGAGAATATCACATTTGTTCACGATGACTTGATCGCATCCACAGAGATTTATTGCCTTTATAAGTTTGGGAACAAACAACCAATTGACTTTTCTCTTTCTTCCCGTGGTTGTTCCGAACTCCTCTCCCTCCCTTATGATATCATTCAAGAGAACATTGGACTCATCCAAAAGAGATTCTGGGAAATCTGGATCCACTCCACTCTTGGTGTCGTAAATCTTCGCGACTCCGATTACTCTATCAATATCCTTATGGGTGAACCCGAGAGAACACGCCGAATATGGTAGAGTGCTACTACTGGTAACGTAAGGATAATTTCCGTGGTCTATGTCCAACCACACACTCTGAGCTCCTTCACAAAGAATCTTTCCTTTCAGTTCTCCATCCCAAAGAAATTCCTTCGGAAGAGCTTCTTCGGCACGAACTCCTCTCCGCATCATCTTATCTGAATAGCAGGGAGCGATTCCGTTTCCTGTCGTCCCCAACTTTTCCTTCAGATAATAGTTGTCATAGCGAATTTGTGCTTCCATGATGATGTGTGCTTTGGGTGATACCTTGACCAAAGAAGTATCGCAACCAGCAGCTTTCAAATACGATATCTCTTCCAAGAACTTGTCAACATTCAGAACGCAACACGGGCCAATAATTGACTTTTTGTTTGAAAAGATTCCACTTGGAACCAAATGTGTTTTTTTCTTTTCACCATTGACGTAGATGGTATGTCCAGCATTCCCTCCACCATTCCACCTACACACCATGTCATATCTTGGTGCTAGAGAATGTATGACTTTGCCTTTTCCTTCGTCGCCCCATGCTAGCCCGACCACGATGGTAACGTAACTGATTCTATTCATTCTGTTCATTCTCCAAAATTCATAAATTATAACTGAAGGGGTGGGACTCGAACCCACGACGGGAGGTTATCCTCTTGATTAACAGTCAAGCGCCTGCTACCAACTCGGCTACCCTTCAAACAGTAAATTTCCTTTGTATTTTCTTTTCAATATCACGCCTGGTATTTGTTTCGTCTTCCCCCACGCGATGTCACCGACTTTTTCAAAACCAACCTTGTCCATGAACTTCAGTGAACGAATGTTTTCCGTGCGAACGGTACACCATATTGTTTTCCCCACGGTGTTTGCGAAATCTGAGAACACTTCATAAATGATTCCGTTCCCTTGCGACTCGTTGATGATCTGATGAAGCATACAGTCGTAGCGAGGAATGGTGCAATTCCCGAGATACCCCTTGCGACGATATATCGTGAATGATATCGCGACTCCACGATCGTAAACCATGCGATGGTTGTTCACGAAATACTCTACCTTGGTCTTGCGAACGTGAGGAAAATACTCGCTGTATTTCCGATACAGGCCGTAAACTTCATCTATTTGTTCTGGTGTTGCTAGTTTCATCATTCATCTCCAATGCCCTCGGAGGGATTCGAACCCCCGACCTTCGCCGTGTAAAGGCGCTACTCTAGCCACTGAGTTACGAGAGCAAGAAAGGCGCTGTAGCACCAATCTCAGACAAGAAGGATTCAACCTTCGTTCAAGATTTCTTTCTTGCACACTTTCTTCGTGCAAACCTTCAAGTTTTCCATCTCATTGTCAATGCGCTTTTCAACATCGTCAATACCACGCCAAACAGTTTGAATGTCATCGTTACATTCTCTTCGCATGTCACTTTTCAGTTTAGAGATGGTATCATGAATATCACTGATGTTTACATGCAAATCATTAATGGAATCATCCATATCTCTTCTTTGAAGAATGTTCTTGAAGGACATTCTGTCCATGAAACAAGAAATTCCAAATAGAATTGCACTTGCACCACAGAAGAAGATTGCGTTGTTGGCATCCGAGTTGCTACTGAAATAGAAACTCGCACCCAACGAAGCCACTGCTAGACCGAGAATCAAATTTCCTCCCGATCTTCCGTTACAACAAAAACTGCTCATAACTTTTCTCCTTTCTTAAAAAAAGTTCTCCAGTGAATTTGGCTTGGAAATGGATCCGGTTCCCTTACCAAAACACCAGACGTTTTCTATGTAATCTAGTTTTAGAAATTCCTGAAGACCTTCCATCTTCTTCGGTCGTTGTTTGATTCGCATTCCAATCTGACCGAGAAAATTTGCTTTCTTTTTGTCAACCATATAGTCCACCATATCGTCACAAGCATAATGTCGTTTTGAACCGATCTTCGGGTCCATGATATTTATGATGACGAAACCATTGTCCTTGGTGTGATTCCATGCCCCATCAAGCATTCGGAACATGAATCCATCTCTCCAAGTTTCATATTCGCCATACCGACTCCATGATTGGTCCTTGTCGTTCGGACTTCCTTCATTGTATTTTTCAGTGCTGAAGTATGGAGGTGATGTGAATGTGCAATCAAACTTTTCCTTGGTTTCGTTTGCCCAATTGATGTCCTCGGCTGGAGACCGAAGAATTCGAACATACTTTGAACCAGAACACTCAAACCAATCCTTACCTTCACGAAGAACAGGAGTTTTACCTGTCAACGTCTTCTCATACCAAATGCATTGTTCCTTGTAGGTTTCAAAAGTGTTTTCATTTGGGTCACATCCGAAATACTCCTCAACACTTGGAGTCGTGTAGAAACCAGCAAGACGATCTCCCCATCCACAACTTGTATCCAGCACGATTCTTGCTTTCGTCATGAGATACATGCACTTTGCAACATGAGGCTTGAACTGAGTCGCCGTGTATGAACCGAGACGAAAAGACCCCCTCCAAGCCTTGTCGTCCACGCGATCATTCCCCAACCTCCAAAAAGTGTAGTTCATCTTTTTTAGTGCATCAAAATCTCGCCATATCTCCATCGGTGCTTTGAACCCATATGCACCACAGTTCAGGCGATTCTTCTGTTGGAAAAAGTTGCTCACGGCATTGTATGGATGCCCGAGTTCAATCAACGCAAATCCATGCTTGTCGAATGGATACTTGTAGTCATCATATTTTTCAAGAACTTTTCGGTTACTCAAATCCCATATGATGAAATCGTCCATGTTGTCGGTAAGAAGTTTGTGGAAAGTTCTGTGTAGTTGTGTTTCCGTAATCTTACTCACAGGAAACGGAGGATTGTTTCTTGTGATGTAATGCGCCAACGCTTCACGAATTTCATCTTTCGTAAAGCGTTGGTTTATACTTCTCCACTCCCTTGGAAGAATCTCTGGTATTCCTTGCTCATCTGTGTAATCAGCAAGTTCTGCAACCAAGGATTCTATTTTATTCTCCATAGTATTCGTGCTCACAATGTTTCTTCACCTTTTTAAGAATGTCAGTATATTCACCCATCCGATTTTTGTCAACAAGAATCTTTGCAATTATTTGTTCTTGTTGTGTGTTCAACCCGTATTTAGCAATATCACAACACTCTTCGTAATCAAAATTGTTCATAATATTTTCAATCAAGCCAAGCATGTCACTTGTTCTCATTTCATCCACTCCTTTTTCATAGAGAGATATTTCTCGTTTGTTCTAGCCAAATCAAAATACTTCTTGAAAATTCTACTACTCTTGTAGTATTTGGAGTCCTTCCAATCCTTCTCTTGGGGAATCACCTTTCCATGCTCATCATACTTTCGTCCACTGTGATGATTCGTATATCGTAAACTTCGTGTCCACCCCATCATCAAAAACTTTCTCGCCATGTCCGCCCCGATGAAATCGTTTTCCTCCAAATATGAGAGAAACATTGAATGGATTTTCTTTGCTGACTTTTCTGCAATCTCTGGAACACGAAATTTCCAATGTGGGCAGATTTCCGACTTGTATGGCTCCACAAGAAGAACCCCCTGTTCTCCACGACCTACTCGGTAGAGTTCAGGGGTTTCTCGGAAGTTTATCTTGCTGTAATCCAGAGTGTAATCGAAGCTGTTCTTTGTCTTCATTTGTTTTCCAAATATTACTGGTAAACGGAAGTGGAACTCTTTTACTTTGAAGATATGCGTTTTGCATACCCTTATCACCATAGGTTTTTACTTCAGGAGTTATCACTCTTCTTCCCCATCCAACTCTTTGCCATATGCCTCTAGGTTCTTGCGGGCGATCTCTTCGGTCTTGAATGGGCCATGCCAATCAGCCCATGTCTCGTCCCAAAATATCCAAGTCCCATCTTCAAGTTGTTCAACGGGATCGGGGTTCCATTTATTCATAGTAGTCCTAACTCCTCGTCCAATTCGGAAAGTCTATTCATCGCTTCTTGGGAATCCTGATACAACCATTCCTTGTGAATAATGTTCACATCCGATTCGTCAGAGGGTGTGCTAGCATAAACAATTTGCTGTCCCTCTTCAGAAACCCATGCGTCAAATTCAAAAGTAAAACGACATGGATGTCCAACAGGAATATATTTCCCCGTCACGAAACAATAATTGTTTTCCATGTGGTCAAACGTCATCGCGCCCTCGCCCACTCTCGGTTCAATCTTCGGACGTTCTCACCACCCTTTGCGATGATAACTTCACCCGCCGTCTTGTGATTGTAGATCATTCTTGCGACAACCTTTGGAGGATTCTTTTCTGAGCAGGAAACGCAGGAAGTTGTATCTGGAAGAACTTCAAGGCGTACTGATGGAATCTCTGTGCTACAGTGAATACAAAGTCTGCTCATGATTTCACTCCGATCCTATTACATACTTTCGCATATACCTACAATCAATTTGGTGTTCAACTCTTTCACAAATTGTTCGCTCCTTGCGAATCTTCTTTCCAAGTCGTCCACCCTTGCTGATTCTATGATGAATCAGATGCTTTGCAAATGCTTTTCCTTCTCGTTCTGCCTCTAGGTCGAACCGATCAAGAACTCGTTTTGCCATTGTGTCAACCAGTATACCATTGATAAGTGAATGTTGCAACGATGGTGATCCACATCGTCATCAACGTGATACCCAAAATACTTCCGACAAGTTTTCCGATGGAATCACTAGCTTTGCTAAGTTC